GCCCTGTCTAGCTAAAGGGTTAAGGAGAATTCACCCAAGTTATGTTGGGGAGAGCTCCACAGGAGTGGTCGGAAACCCGGTTTACAAACCGGCTGGCGTATGTCACCCTAGGTCCCAACCCCGGAAGACCCGGTGAGGGACACTACCCCAACCCCGAAAGATTCGGTGAGGGGGAAGAGTGTGAACGTCAGGGAGGTGCTACCTCCGTTATCGCCACGGGTGAGGGAACTGGGGATACCATCCCCCAGTCCCCTGGTAGGGGTACACACCGACACTGGCACCGCATCGAGATGCTCAGCTGGACAGAGGTGTTACCACTCTGCCTCGTCTACTCCAGGGACACCCCCCTCACGGGGGATGCGCCTAGAGAAGACGTACCCCATAACCTCTTCCACAAGGAGAAGATTATTCTCCCGGAAGGGATATTTTACCTGCCCTGCCATGGTAGCGGCAAGGCGGTGGGGGTCAGCGCTGAGTTCTCGGGCCAGGAGGCCCAGTCTCCCTCCCACCATCGCCTTCCGACCGGCTGGAGACACGGAGAGGGGTTGGATCGCCCCAGGGTTAAACATTACCCTGATTAGATCCTTCCACTCATCGTCTCCCCAATCCGGTTGGTTGACAAGGGAGCTTTCCATCCGGAGAGTGATCTCGTCAATCACAGCCACGGCCCCCCAAAAGGGAACCGCCTCCTTCAGGTAACCCCAATGGGGGAAGTGGTCAGTCTCATCCCAAACTCGGGTGAGGAGGCGGTCCGAAAGGACCGCCATTCCGCCCTCATCTGAGAGTAGGGACCTCTTGAACGTCTCAACAAGGACGATCTTGAGGAAGTAATCACAATCCGACGTACCCCATTCTCGGGACGTGGAGCCACAGATCGCGGCGACAAAATCGCTGCTTGTGAGTCCTCCCGAGAGGTACTGCGTGGCCACCAGGCACCGGTGCGCTTCGTCCTCGATCCGCTTAACGCGGGCCTCGGACGCTTGCATAGCGCCCCGGACCAGGGAACCAACAGCACCAGGGATCCCAAGACTTGGCACATACCCTTTCCGGGCTTCTCCAATCAGAGAAGACACCCACAGATTAACATCCGTGAGGTTTTCCGAGATGGAGGAGACTGGAAAGGGACTGACCTCCTCGCCATGCCTCACATAACGTTTGGCAAATTCGCACACCTCCGAGGAGATGTACGACTTAGTGGGAGAGTACTCCACACCCAGCTGGGAAATCAGCTCGAGGTACCGGGCCCCAACCTGACCGTCCCCAATGAGGATATCATCCCCAAGGAGGACGTAGGGAAGGGTGGTCCACTCGCGACCAAGTTCGCGAGCGATCCGGTATAGGATAAAATGGTGGGCAAGAGCGAAGGTAGCCCAGGAGCTATAAGCCCCCATAGGGTTACCAACGCTATACCTTACGGGACCCTTCCGGGTCTCGAAGGCATACCCAACCATAATATCTTCTCACGACTCGACAAAGGAACTCGAGAAGTGACCCCGAAGGACAAGGGAAATGAGCTTGATCGGGAACCGGTCCGTGGCTTTGGAGAGATCCACGGAATACCAGATCCCCGGTTTCCACTCTCTCACAATGTCTAGAAAGGAGCCCTGGTTAAAGGTAACATCGGAAGGGATTACCTTCAGGAGAGCGAACAGATACTGGTGGAGGGGTCTAAGGGCCGTCTGGCTGAAATAATCCAGCATGGCGATTACCCTAGACTTACCCTCAGAATCTGGGATAGCATGAATCCTCCGGGGTGCAATCTCCCGGAAAGGGCCATGACAATCCTCGACCAGCTCCCTATTAGAAAGGAGTCAGTCGATCCGTTCCCCCAGATCCTTCCCCCCCAGCACCTTAATGCTGTGGAGGAGGGACCCGGGGAGGGAATAGAGGGAATCGAGTGACTCAAATAGAGAAACTCGCCCCCCTGGTCCCTTCTTGAACCCTAGGTGATACTTCGACCAGAGAACTGGGGCATCGACCTTCCGGGTCAGGCTTCGAAGAGAAGCCCAGAACCCGGGAAGGAACCTAGCCCATCGTGAATCCACCTCCCCCGACGGGGGGCGGACGATGGAATCGGTGTCCAG